CAATGCGCTCCTAAACATGCCGTTCGAACCCGGCGGGGTCATCGAAGGCGTCTGGCGCGGCTGGCTGCTGTACCTGCTGGCGTCGAAGCTGTTCCAGTTCACGTTCAACCGCTTGGCGGCGTTCACGCTCTGTCAGCATCGCATCAATCGGGACGTATCCCGGTCCACGCTGCTCAGGTTCAGGTGCCGGCTCTGGCGTAGGTTCTGCAACTTCCGGCGCTGGCTCTGGTGTCGGCGCTTCGTTTACAGGTTCGGGGGCAGTCTCGACCGGTTCAACCTCTTGCGGCTGTTCGGCAAAGATACGATCCACGAAATCCTCGGCCATGCTTTCCCCTTCCCGTCTATCTCGTTGACGGCAACGACACGCCCGAACCGGCGACGCCCTTGTTTTGACGGGGCAAGGAACCCGATACGCCCGTTAAAGCCGGCGACGCCTTAGTAACGGTATCCTGATACCCGTTTTAGATGTTGCTTGCAAGATGGGTGTTGGGTTATCCAAATAACTACTTGAGGGGCAGAGCATGGCTGGTGCATGCGGCTACCATCGTGAGCGGGGTTGATCGCCCGTAGCGACGTAGCGGGCGGTTCGATCCCGCCTTTGCCCTAGACCTAATCCATCAACGCCGCAGCCGGGTCCAGTCCCAACCCCGCATACAACTGCGCCTGCACCGTATCAGCATCCGCCGCTGTCTTGTGTGCAGCAGCGGTCTTCTGAAGCGCCGACGCCTGCTTGTCCTGAATGTTGGCCGCAGTCTCAGCGCCTTCAATTTGGCGCTTCTGCTCCAGCGCCTGCGTCAATTGCGCGACCTGCTGCGTAAGCTGAGCCACCTGATTCTGCTCGCGCTCCTGATTGAACTTGTCCAGTTTCTCGATGATGCGCGTTTTGTCGTCCATCGGGCTGATTTCCAGCGCGATACGGAACTCCGGCGTGGAGATAGCCGCCAGTCCGCCAGCGTTGGACACAAGTTGCATCAACTCGGCCCACACTTCCTGTTGCAGATTGGCGGTGTCTGGCGTGGTGTCCAAAATGATGTCCACGTCCATCTCAGCAAGGCGGTTCTTGTAGCCCACGATGCCCATCGCGGGCTGCATGGCAGGCTGACCCGTCATCGGGTCAATCACCGGCTGTCCATCAGGGCTAGCAACCGGCTGCATCACCATGCCTAGCTGCGGCTCGTTGACCTGTAGGAACTCCATCGCCTTCACGTCGTCAGTGACGCGCACGAACCACGGCTGAGTCTTGAACTGACAGGCGCGATCCCAGAACGCTTTCAACACCGCCAGTTCCCAGGAATTGAGGCGAGCGATAGGCCGCGCCAGTTCCGTCAACCCGGCTTGCTGCGATACCAGTCGCGCACGACCCGACTGACCCGCGCCTTCCTGCCTGCCCAACACAGCGGGCGTTGGCCCCATGCGCTCGATCTCGCCCTTGGCTTCCTGCATACGTAGGAGATTGGCATTGGACTGCTCTGCCGTCGAAACGATAGCCCAGCCGGCAGGAATAACGCCGTCTGCCTTTGCGGCTTCCATGCGGGCGGTTGCAGCATCAATCGGCGGGGCCATCGGGTCGGTCTGCTGAACCTGCCGCGAATTCATCAGGTGCAGCGACCGCGACCGGCTGGCGTTTACCTCATCCTGAATCGGCACCATGTCCGACACGACACCGTAACGACCATTCTCGCGGTCCACATAGCAGCTAGTCGCGATGATCGGGCAGCATGGCTGGCGGTTGCTGTCGAGGTACGGCGACGGGCCGTACTCCAGCACGCCGGCAGCGATGTAGACGATGCGCTTCCACTCGCCCTCAACTACGCGGTATTCCTCCACCAGCAGGACGCGGCGGCGCTTGCTGTTGATCCAGCCCGTGCCCTGGTCGCCGATGTCATCGAACTTGTCGTTGCCGAAGATGCCGATACCATCGGGGCGCATCGGGTCGCCAATCTGCTCGATCCGCACGCCCCACTTCTGCGTGATCTGGTCGGCGTCCATCCACTTCGCCACACCCTTGTACCGGGCATCCTCGAAGTCATTGCGGCGGCTGTAGCGGTCAGCGTAGAACTCCTTCCACCTGATCTGCGTGGCAACGATCTTGTCGCCGTCCATCTCCACGATGACAGCGCCCGTGCCTTCCACCAAGAAGTTTTCGGCAACCTCCATCTTTACGTCACCGAACTGGCATTCGTCGGCAATGTATCGCAGCGTCTTGCTGGCTACGTCGGCGCTGTTTTGATCGTCGGGATTGCGTGGATATGCCTGCGGGTCGCTACGTGCCGCCTCCAGCACGCCTAGCACGCCATTGACAGCGGGGCGGATGCGATTGGTGTAGATCGCCGGTTGGTTGCGCGCCTTCAGCGTGGAGCGGACCTCGCTCGATAGCTGCCCCGGCCCATCGTAATAATCGCGCGCCTTGAGAGACTTGGCATAGGTGCCGTTAGGGTCATCACGCGCATCATCGAAGCCCTGACGCAGCAACTCGATGCTAGGCGGCGTGCCCTTGATGTATTCCGGCAGCGTTTCCGTCGCGCCAGTCAAGGCGATGCCGTCGCGGTTGTTGTCGTCAGGGGTCATGATTCGTGGCCTATCAGTAACGAAGGGGCAGGCAGACCTGCGATTTCGCCGCCGAAAGTTTTGTAGGGTCGCAAGCCATTCTCTATAGCCCAAAGCAGTCCCGCAAAAGGCCGGTTTGAATATCGCGTGTAAGCGGGTGGCGGGCCGACATCAGCGAGATCGGAATACGCAAAATAAGCGCGTCGGCCTTCCATGTCAGAAAGAACCAGAGCCATATTGCATTGATCTTCCATGACAGCCCAAGTCTTCATCGTCACGCCTCCGGGTATCCCAATACCATAGCCCCAATCACCCGAACGCGCTAGTGCTGGGTTCAGGCGGGCGTCGGTAGTCGCCGATCAGGGGACCGGTAGCCTTCTTCACAACCTTAACGATAGCCGGATGCGCCATGTCTATCGCGCGCCCGATGTTAGCGGCTGCGTCAATCTCGTCATCCCAGCGGCCTGCGGGGAACTTGCGATACTGATCCAGCACTTCCTCGCCCATCGGGCCGATAGGGATATGCACTTCGCCCATCGCCGCCTTAGCCTGGAACGGCTGCGCCTTGGTCGGCTTGTCACCGCCTGCCGTCGATAGCGGCTCGATGCGACACAACACGCGGTTGCGGCGCATGGCAGCGGTCACGAACGGATGCGCCGACTTCCAGTTGTTGTCCGCCTCAGGAAACCAGCAAAGCGGCTTCCACTTCTTGATAAGCGGCAACGCGCCTTGGTCGCACAATGTCTGTTCGCCTGTGCGCTCGTCCAGCTTCACGCCCATTGCCACGTCAATCGTGCCCTGCACCCGGTAGCCGTCCAGCAGCCAGATGTGTTGATGCTCATCAATGCCCCACACCCGAAATACGTTGAAGTCGCTGTCCTCCGTGCCGCCGGGTGCGTGATCGCTGGTCATGTAGATGTTGAGGTTGGCGGGCCGCTCGCTGAACCGCTTGAACCATTCCGTCTTGAAGAACGTGCCTTCATCCGCCGTGGGCTTCTGCTGGTACAGGCTGGTCCACGTTCGCGTATTGCGCTGAAACGGTGCCCAATGCTCATGGCTGAACCATTCAGGCCACAGCGTCTCGCCTATCGCGCGCTCTAGGGGATCATCGGCACGGTCGGCAATCGCAGGTAGGCAAATAACCTCCCACCAGCGTCCGTCACGGCCAAAGAACGCTCCCGACTCCCCATCCCACGTCTCAGGCAGAATGCGCCCTGCTGGATCGTCTGCGTGCCACCTCGTCAGGATCATGATCTGGGGCGAGCCAGGGATCAGACGCGAACAGAAGTCATCCGTGTAGGCATCCCACGTCGTATCTCGGATCGTCTGGCTTTCCGCCTGCTGCCGGCCCTTGATTGGATCGTCCAGCACCCCAAGCGCGCCACGGTTGCCGGTCAGCCCTGACAGGATGCCCCCCGCCATGTACTCCGAACCGTTCTCCAAGGCCCATTCATCCGCCGCAGCCTGATCGCCCCTAAGAGCACAGCCCGGGAATATCTGGTTGAACTTCGGTGTCTTGATAAGCTGACGGGCGCGACGACCCTGCTTCTTCGCGATGTCACTGGCGTAGCTGGCGAGGATGACATTGCGCTTCGGCTTGGACGCCATGAACCACGGCACGTAGACGACATCGACGTATGTGGACTTTGCGCTACCCGGCGGCATCAGCACCATCAGATTGGGCACAGCCGGCGTGCCGAGAAGCTGTAGCTTACGCAGCAACAGGTTGTGGTGCCCCGCTAGCTTGGGTTGCCGTAGCTGGTCGAACCGCGCCTCATCCGGTTCATCCGTGACAGGCACAGTCGGAATGTCCACGCTGCACGCAAAGTCAGCCACATAGCGCCTTGCCAATTCCCGACGCGCTTCGTCGCGGTCAGCTAGGGTCAGTTGCATCCAAAGCCGCAATCTCGCGCAACGTGGACTCGCTCAACTTGCCAGCGGAGAAGTGTTGAACGCGAATATCATCACCATCAGCGCCGGTTAACTCAACGGACTGCGGCGCGCGACCGAACCCACGGTCCAGCAACTCTTTCGCTGCCGCAAAGCATGCAACAGGGTCTTTGAGCGCCTTTACCAGAACTTCAAGCGCCTGCGGTGAATGCTCCCGCGCCGCTTCAGACAACGTGCGCCCATCAGGCATGACCGCTTTCGGCCTACCTCCTGGATTACCCGATTGCCCCTTGACGAACGCCATAACACCTCAACGTTGAGAACAGAATTTACCTACCGAATATAGCCCGAACGACCCGCGCCGACAAGCGATACCCTAGCCCCCGGAAAAAGCCGGCGATGAAGTGGGCGCGGGGGGTCATGGGCATTTTTCATCCTTGATAGCCTGTGCTTTTACCATCGCCTCGTAACAAGCACCCATCATCGGGGCCTGCGAACCGTCCCATTTTTCATTGAACATGGCTTCGTAGCCAGCCTTGAGAACAGAATTAGATGGCAACAAAGAAAGCGTTATTACCGATGCAATAGCCGAAATTGCTCGTTTCTCGCTTGGTGTTTGAGCACCGGACCGAATGCGCTTAGAATGAGTGTGCAGTGCAAGCCTATCGTGTTCTCGCGCTAAAATCTCTTCCGCACTCTGATGAGGCATATTCTCTCCGCCGAGAACCTCATAAATTAAATCTATGACACTTCCAAATTCTTGATCGGCCCAACGTTCATAGAATTCAGTAGCTTTGAGCGCCAATGCCTCTTCCTTGGCTTTGACTTCAGCCTCCCTCTTAATCTCAATGGCTTTCATTTGCTGCCACCATGAGTCAGTCATGACTATTTATCCTTGATAGCTTTGCAGCATACTTAAATATTGGGCGCATTGTCCTTACCCTTTCAACGATGCTTAATAACTCCCGCCCTACTGTCATCCACCCCATCGCTGGCGATCACCTTCTCGACGTGGGCTTGAACCTTCGCGGCCTGCTCAGGGCTGTAGACGCCGGGGACGGTCATGGGCGTTGCTCCCGATAAGCCGCAAGAGCCGCCTTGAAAGGCTCCGTGTGGTCATAACTACCCTTCAGGTATGACATGTTGCCCCAGCCGCTGTCTGGCGGCGTCATGGCGCGCTGCTGGGCGTGCATAATCTTGCGGACGGCGATCACATCCCCATCCACCACCGGCTCCATCCCGGCAACGAGCGCGCGGGCTTCGTCTGCGGTGTGACGAGGCAAATCATAATGATCATTTGCCATGTTCTGCACCAGCTTGAACATTCTGGCATGCAGCGCCTCCATCCGCTCCAACCGCTCCTGCGCGGTCAGGGTCTGCGTCTGCGTAGCGGGCGGGACGTTGCGGATGCGCCAGCTTGTGCCTGTGGTCCCATCAGGCAGCGACCATAAATCTAAACTAACGCCCTTGAGTTTAACAAGCCAAGGCATGTTGCCGCCATCGTTTTCCACGATGGACGACGCCACAACCCGCCCATCCTCATGCACGGCCTCAATCGGTTGCGTCCAATCCAGTTTCGTATTATCCGTCATCACAACCCTACCTTCTCCTGGGGCCAGTGCCGGGTCGAGCGTGGTGTCGCTCCCCGGCATGAAATTACAATTCGATGTGTAGCGTTGGAAACTGCCCAAGAGCCGCAAGGGCAATTGGAGCAGCATCAGCCGGGTCGCTGTAAGGCTGCATTGCGGCGATCTCCCGCAACGCCCCCTCCATCCGCTCCATCTTGGCGCGTTGCCGCTGGCGATGCCGTGCCTGTTTTTCTGCGTTGGTTAGGGGCATACTAGGCGATACCAACAAGGGAATATTCATTAATACCAGAAAGCCGGAACACACCTAATTTCAACAATTTCCGCGCTGCAACTTTTTGCCCGGAAGAAACCGTTGTGACCGAACCGCCGTTGGCTTTGGCAAGGTTGATCAAATTCTTTTGTGGCTCTGTCATGGTGCTTCTCCGTCTTGTTGAACCCCTTCTACTCGTGCCGTAACTGCGCGTCAACCCGGTTACGGCATTTATTTTCAGCCCCCGCCTCCCTCCTCCTCCGCCACGGTGCTGTGACCTGATGCCCCCACCATAGCCACGCACCGTCGCGACAGTCGCGGCCTTTGCCAGCCCTATCTACCAACACGACCCTCCGCCCTCCGCTTAGCCTGCGCCACCCGCTCATGTTCCCGCTGGCATATCCGGCACCTCCCCCCTGGACGCCCGTTGTTCGACTTGGTGTTTTCGGGGGTGCGGGGGTGGGTGCAGGGGAAGGCCAAGACATTCACCATTAGAAATTCCACGCAATGGCGTTACGCTTTGCCGCGATGCGGCGGGCTTCTAGTTTGCCGGAAACGCCAATTTCTTCAACGAAACTACGCTCCCCGCCTGCAATGACGTTGAAAGTAAGCCATGCCTTAGGGCCATTTTTTGGCCCCTTGGAGTACTCGGCGGCAAGAACAGCGCCGTTCACAGATCACCTACATCAAACAGAGCGTTGCGAGCGTCGCGGCGAGCGATTGCCTCTTCCAGCGTGAACCGCGCCTTGTTGTCGAGGATCAGGGTGTCGAGGTCTTCGCTGGTTTCGATCTGGTAGGTCATCGTCGTTCTCCTTGTTGACCCCCTTATGGCGCTTGATCCTCCGCCCGTCAAGCGCCACCTAAAAATAAATCACCCTCCCCACCCCGGCCCTTGCCTTGTCGGTCGGTCATGATCGCCGCAGCCACATAGCAAGATACCACCGCGCGACATCCTCCCCGATGCCGTACTTACCCGCGAGTTTAGAAACATCCGCCCCGGCCAGCTTATCGACCGGGGCGCGCATCATGGCGATTAGGTAGCTTGTCAAACCAAGTGCTTCCATGATCGCCCACACCTAATGTTGCTGACAGTAGCTGGTGATATACCAAATTTACGAGCAGCAGCCGCGCAGCTACCGCCACCGTATTTTATCTCTCTGGCTTGATCGTCATTGATCTTCGGTGCCGCTTTCCCGCGCCGTCGACAATAAGCCAGAAAACCCGGCGCGCGCATATTCTCGGCTTGGGTGCCCCACTGAAGATTATCGGCGCGATTGTTGGTCGCGTTCTCGTCAATGTGCATCACAACCGCGTCGTCATGCGGAGCAGGTCCATTGAATGCCTCGCATATCAGCCGGTGAACGCGATAGTTCTTTCCGTTGTAAGCGAATCCATATCGTCCCTCGCTCAAAACGCCCCGGCTAGGTTCTCCACCGTAATGGCGAACACCACCACTTGGCATTGGCTTCGTTGTGGGTAATGCCATTACCCTCCCATCGCTAGAAGCGAGATGGGAGGGTAGCGAAGGGATCAATTTCCATTTTTCCATGGTGTACGTTTAACACATACGACGTGAACGTCAACTAAAACGGGATTGAATCATCGAGCGTATCATCGATAAACGAATTATTCGGTGCAACCGGCTTCTGCACCCGCACCTTAGGCGGGTCGCGATCAGCCGACGACCCACCGCCCCCGCTCGCACCATCCAGCATCGTCAGGACGCTGTTGAACCCCTGTAGCGTAATCTCGGTAGAATACCGATCTGCGCCGCTGGTGTCCTGCCATTTCCTAGTGGCAAGCGCGCCTTCGATGTAGACCTTCGATCCTTTGCGCAGGTACTTCTCCGCGATGGTCGCCAGCCCCTCGTTGAAAACCTTAACCGTGTGCCATTCGGTCTTCTCCTTCCGCTCGCCGCTGTTTTTGTCCTTCCAGCTTTCGGACGTAGCGATACGGAGTTCCACCACCTTGCCGCCGTTGCTGAACGATCGGCTTTCGGGATCACGCCCTAGGTTGCCGATCAGGATAACCTTGTTGATTGAACCGCTCATTTTTCTTCTCCTCTTGATGAAACTGGCATGGTCTATGCTACGCGTGCGCGTCCGCACATGCGGGCGCGCGCACGCGCTTTTCTTTGGTTCTTTCTTTTAAACGAACCTTTCCGACACCCTTCCGACATGCTTCCGACTCCCTTGCGAGTTGTTATAATATTGCGGAAGGAATGCTTCCGACGTTATCTAATTATATAGTGCGCAAAACCTCTAGACCTTTCACCTTGTGCTTCTCATCACACATGGCGGTTTGCAGCGCGCCTTCCTCCTGCCACTTGACTGCATAATCCAGCGCGGATTGCTCAGTCAGGCCATACTTGCCGGCGAGATAGGACGGCAAATAGCGACCGCTTCGCTTGGACTGAGTGGCCGTGGACCAAGGGCGCTTCTCATTCCACGCAGTGGCGATCGCTTCGAAGATCGCGCGCACCTCGGCCATTGAGAGTTGCCGGCTCATTGCCGCAGGCGCATCCGATTTGAATGGAACAAGCGTTGAGATTTCGTCGTCCTCAGGCCCCCATGTGACCTTCTTCAGAGTCATCAAAACCGGCTCGCCCTGCTCAGCGTCCTTCTGCTTTTCGACTTCGATAGAAACGCGGCCATCTTCCTCTTTGGTCAGGCGGATAGAGGCATCGCAGCCACCAAGCAGAACCGTACTGCCCCGCATGCCCCGGCTGGTATCCTTGCCGCTATGGTGCACGCCCAAGACCGCCCCGCCGGTGAAGTTCTGGACAGCGTTACAGGCGTTGACGAAAAGCGTCATTGCCTCCTGCCCATTTTCATCCTGACCGGCTAACGAGCGGCTGACCGTATCAATGATTACCAGGCCAACCGGAAACCGCATGCGAGCAATGGCCGCTTCGACGGTACGCAGCAGCTTGCGCCTATCGTCGGCGTCTAGCAACTGAACCGGCACAGGAAGCGCTAGGAAGGGTGCTTCGACGCCTTCTAGGGCGTGCTCCCGCCGCCAGCCCTTAATGCGCTTGCCGATGCCTCTAGCGCCTTCCCCGGCCATATAGATGACACCGGCCTGATTGGTTTTGACACCGTGCCAGTCTAAGCCGTGTGCGACCCGAAGCGCCATGTCCAAGGCCACGAAAGTTTTGCCGCCGCCGGGTGCGCCGTATATGATGCTCAGGCCATGATCCGCGATAAGTTCGTGGATTAGCCAAGTCGGTGGCGGCAAAGCCTCAAGCTGGTCCATATCCAGCAATTCGAAGATGCCATCCGTATCGGTTTCTGCTTCCGGCTCCTCTTCATCACTAGGAACCGCGATCCCAAACTTGACCCGCGCGCTTCGCAGGTATTCGCGCATGTCTTCCACGGTGTCTGCCACCGTGAAGCCGGACCGAGTAAGACCAGCCGCCATCAGCAGGATTTCCGCGTCGGTCCTGCCCATTCGGGCCAGCCTAGCCACAAGATTGCGGACGGTGTTGTGCCAATTCTGGTCGGCCAGCGCAGCCTTGATTAGCCGACCAGTTTTTCCTGGTCCAAAATCCGAGCCTTCCGCGCCGGTCGCACCCCTGTCTGAAACCGGCACTATCGGGAAAGACGCAATCAGACGTGTCGAATCGGCGGGTGGGCGATCCGTCTGCCAGCGGGTGCGTACATCCGTCACTTCGACGCGATAGCCGCGTCCTAGCTTGGCTTGCGTCGGATAATTGACCGTGCCACCCAGACGCATGATACGAGGCGGGTCAATGACCATATCGCCGTCGAGCGCGTTGGCGATTGTCCGCTGGCGATTGCGCCAAGCGTCCATGTCCATCTCCGGCTCGTCTAACTGCCAGTATAGATGAGGGCGATTGTTAGGCACCGTACCGGTCATGACGACCATGTGGGGCGCGGCATCCTTAACGCGGTCGTTTAGCTTGCCGGCAGCTTCAGCACGATCGATGTCAGCGAAATGCCATAGAGATAATTCGATGTCACCCGACACGCCGGCATGGTTCGGGATTTCGGGGCCACGGCGAGGATTTACGCCAACGTAAACGTTTTGCCCGCGTGAGTTTTGCACGCACGCGAATTGCGATGCCGCCGCCCTGCCTTGCTCATCAACGCTGAAATAATGCCAGTGTGTCAGGTCGTCGGGGGGGCCATAACGCAGCTCAATAAGGCCCTGCGGATAGAATGCCTCGACCGGGACGAATAGCTTGTCGAGATGGGAGCGAACTGCGGATAGAACCGGGTCTATCATTGGTGCGACGCTCATGCCTGATCCTCATGCCAGCGGGTGTGGCAGCTTCGGCAAAGCCCGACGAGTTCAAATAGAAACTCCCTGCCGATATGCTGATAGGTCAGGTGGTGTACGTCTTCTGCGGTCTTTTGCCTACACCCCTCACAAATCCCCTCGCATCGTTCCATGACTGAGGAGCGCAACGCCTTCCACTCCGGGCTGTTGAGATATTCTGCGTAATTCGCACGCCGCGAAGGCTGGGTACGATCGGCACAGCGCCCGACGAGGTCGTCTAACCCCTCGCGACGATGACGCACATATTTGTCCACCAGCTTTTCGCGCTTGGTGCTGTCGATTAGTGTGACCGTAGTGTTTGCAATGGTGCGGTGCCCAAGATGCTGCGTCGTGGCGATGCCGCATTCTTTGCAGTATCGCTTGTAGACATCAGCACCGATGCTATTAACCGTCTTGCCGGTAAACTGCGTTTTGTGCTGGCAGGCTTCCGACAGCCACGCCGTGAAATCCGTTTGCAACTGGACATCTTCGACCAACTTGACGTTGGAACCATCGGACGCCTTGCCCCATTTAGGCAGTTCCGCGTTGTCGATGTAGTGATGTGGAACGGCGGCTTGCAATGCGCCGACCTGCGCGGTATTTGTCACTCGTTGCCTCCCTAAAGGCGATGAAAAAGCCCTGCTAGCGGTTAGCGCCGCAGCAGGGCTTAATCATATCAGCGATTACGTGCCGCGTCTACAGCAGCGCGTACTGCATCCCCAACGCCGCCATGTAGGTTTCGAGGATAGCGTTTTCTTCCTGCACCTCTTCCTTGCGCCGCTTGCGAATAGCGAGAATTTTGCGGATGACCTTTTTGTCATAGCCGCGACCGTGGGCCTCCTTCATCACGTCAGCAATATCATCCGCCAGCCCCTTCTTCTCCTCTTCCAGCCTCTCGGCCCGCTCGATCAGCAACCGCAGTTCATCGGCGGCAATATTAGCAACGTTAGACATATTAGCTTCTCCTTGTAAACTGGCGCAAAGGCGCGCCGACAGACATCATCCAATCGTAGGCGTTGTAGGGATCAAAGAAGCACGCAACCGGCCACCCCATGTCATGCATCCTGTTGCCCCACTCGATCTGCGACTTTGACAGCTTACCGGGGCGTCCGTTCTTGTCGTAGCCCTTCATTTCCGGACAACACACGCCACGGTTCCACCACGCGGTCAGGTCGAACACGCCGCCCATTAGCCCCTCCTTTTTGGCTAGGGCTGGATTTCGCTTCCCTGCGTTGGCGTTGGCGTACATCAGGATCGAAGGCCCACCAGTCCGCACCAACGTCCGCAGCGTGGCTTGCCGGTCGATTTCCTTCCAGTCCTTGCGACCGTCTGGTGGTTCGACTGGGAAACGCGCTGTTGGGTTTAGTTCACTGTCCAGCGCGTCCATGTCGTCAAAGGCTGTCACGGTCGCACCGAAATGCAGCGACCGCTGATAACCATTGACCCTTCAGTGCCCCATTCACGATCCCGATCTCGGGCGACATCGATCTGATGCTTTAGAGCGAACTGGCATGCCGCTTTGCTGGGAAGCTGGACAGGTGTGATGCACCCACCCGACTTCGCCGCCCAAGCACAGAATATCATAAACCACATCACAGGCACTCCCATCCGGCGTGGATTTCCTCATCGGCGAGGCAGTGCGCACCGTCCTCGCCCCAATCGAAACCGTCAGTGCCGAACGACACTTCGATGTCCTCGAATGCTTCTAAGCAGTTGCGGCCTATTTCTACCGCTTCTTCGCGTGGCAGGGGTGTGGCATGACGCTTTTGGAAACGGTCGGCAATCCAGCCAATAAATTGATCCCGCATCACGACCTCCTCAACTTCTCAGCCAACAGCGCGCGGTTGGCCTCATCCCGCGACACCCCCGCATACGACGCAGCGCATGTATCGGGGTTGAGCCGTTCCAGCGCGTCGTCGGTGCAGTTCATCACCAGCATCTGAAACTGCAACCGCCCCTGCTTTTGCGTCATGGGCTTGCTGCCGTATTGGCGGATTGGCGGGGGGCGGGTCATGACCGGTTTTTCCAATCGCAGTGCTCCTGTGCCTCGCGTTTCGTAGCCCAGAACCCGTCACAAATCCTCGTGCGAACCCCATCACTCGTGGCGTAACGCTCTATGATAAACCAAGGACGATGCGCGCCACTGTTATCAAGTTTGGCTATTTCGCATGAACCTTCCATCACCCTCTCCCCTCCATAAAACCGTCCGGCAGCGTGACCTTGACCCGCCGCGCATGTTCCGCGACCATCTTGCGCCACCATCGCGGGATGCCGCGTGTTTTCCAGTTGCAGACGCTGTTACGCTGCAACCCGAAGCGTTCTGCGACCTTGCTAGGGCCACCGAGTGCTGTGATGATTTCCGCGTCAGTCATCGCGTCGGGCTTCGTATCGTGTTTCGGCTGCATCCTCTGCACAGGCTGCCACGAATTCGAACATCTCATGTTGAAGCGCCTCATTTAGCGCGTCCAACAGGGCAGGCGGACCTAGCTTGAACGGATCGCGCCCCGGCATCGTGACATGAACGTCGGTCAACTCGACGGTTGCTGGTTCGTCAGGATCGATCTGATCGCCGTCAAAGCCACGATGGTAGGTAAAGAAAACCTTGGCTTCGTATTCTAAGGCTGCCCCATCCAGACCGATGTCAAGATCGGCCTTGTAGCTGTAATCCGTCACGCTTCACCCTCCCCGGCAAACTGCTCATCAACCGGCGGCGCAAGTTCGCCCTTTCGCTTGTCCAGCGCGCCCTGCAACTCCGCGCGGAACGGTGCCATCGTCTTGCGCTTCCACACAGCCCCGAGTGCGTCCATGTCCGGTGCCTGCTCGATCAGGTCGCGGGCTGCGTCTAGGGTTAGCGCGTCCACTGGCTGCTGTTGCTGCGGTATTGGCATAGGCATGACCTTGTAGGGCTTCTTGTTCGCCCGCGTAGCCGTCAGCGCCAGCACGATAGGCGCGTCCATATTCGTCATGTGCGATATACGGATGCCGCCCACCTTTAGCTTGCCGTAAGTGACTTCAGGATCGTTATAGAGCCGCATCGAACGCCCTACGTATTCCTTGGCGTCCGGTCCCCAGATCGCAACAAGAACCCGGCGCATAGACTTACACGGGCGGAATGCCTTTTCCTCGCCATCGAAGTAGATCGACACTGGCTGTTCCGCACCGCCGCCGAACTTCACGTCGCGAATGGTGATGTCCATTGTCTCGCCTGGACCGAAATCGTCTGCGTTGATTTGGTCGCTTTTGGCAACAATTGTGTTGAGCATATTCATACGTACATCTCCTGTTCGATTTCGCGCTCCGTCGCGACAAGGCGCGTCTCGGAGGCTAGGGTTTCTTCGTATTGGTTGAGCATTTCGGCCATGCGCTTCTCCGCATCGCCTACCGTATCAATGATAGCTTGCTGGACCTTGTCGTCTGGATAGACTCTCAGCGTAATCATGGGCAGCCCGCCGCTGTATGACGTGAAGTCCCACCACTCGCGCTGTGTCACCAACAAGCAGCCCTGTACCTGAAACGCGAAATCCGTTGGCATAGCCCGCGTCATTATCGTTTCGACTTGGTACTTCTGTTTGCGGCTCTTGCACTCCCAGCCGGCGTTCACGTCCTTACGTAGCCCGTCCGGCGAGCAACCCAGCGTGAACCCCCACCGATCGTTGGTGACAAAGCCCCCATCATCCAAGGGGCCGTATTCGCGCTCGTAGATGATGCGGGCGCGTGCCTCATCTACATGGCCGCGTTCTGTGTCCCAGCCCGAAAAGCTGGGTTCTACGTAGCTGCTGATACGCTGCGCCACCAACTCGAATAGGTGGGCGCGGGCTTTGTCGTTCTTCGCCACAGCAAGCGTCGGCGTCATGATTAACTTGATTTCGCTGCCGGTCAGCAGTCCGCAACGTGCTTGGTGCCACGCTTCCGAACCCTGGATCAGGTCTTTGTGGTATGTGATTGCCATCATCTTCTCCATAATGGGAACGCCGACACTACAGCAATGGGAACGGCTGTCAACCACAATGGGAACACGTCAGACGCAAAAACGGGGCGGGTTTCACCCCACCCCGCGTTCGCCCGCTTGTTGAGGCGGAGGTTAGGAGGTTGTGGAAGATGCGGCGCGAAGGGCGTCTCTGAGTTCCTGAAGTATGACCCTTTGGCCCTGCCAAAGCCCATTTGAGGAATATTCGAGGATGTCGGTCAAGATGTCCTCATAGTCCTCCCACGGACAGCGAAAGCCTAAGCGCAACATCACGCATGAACCCGATCCTTCTCCACCTTACCGGCATCCGTCAGATATACGTGCGGCAGTTCTCCCGAAACCAGCCCGCGACTACGCAAGCCCCTGATCTGCCGGCCATAACCTTCGACCAGTTTGACATCGCCGTACAGGGTATCCTCTGCCAGCTTTAGCGCCTCTATCATGTTCTCCGTTAGCGGCTTCATTTCCTTCTCCTCTGCTTTTCGTGCGCGATCATTTCTCCTATTACCGCCCCTTTCGTGATCGCAGGCAAGGGGTGGCGTTGAAAATCTCGGGGCGACACCGCGTTAAGCTGGCCCTGCGGCATAATCCGCAGCAGCTTGGCTATCATCTCGGCATCGTAGGGGATCACACCCCCACCCTCCCCATCCGCGCCGTCACCCGCGCCGCGCGCTCGATCAGTTCGGTGCCGGTCACCACTTACGCCCGCGCATGTTTTCCTCGCACGCCTCCCGCAAATCTTCATAGTTGATGTCGCATTCCTCAACGGTGCGATGAACGAACGGAAAGCTGCCGGTAGCGGCACGAGCCGGCCCTACGAAGGGGCCGAACACGAAGATTGGGCCGTCTTTCATGCCGCCAACCCCGCAGCCTTGATCGCATCTGCCATGCGGCGAGGATCATTGATGTAATGCTGGTCAGCCTTCAAGTGCGCCGCCAGCAGTTTGCGGCTACCGCGTTCCGCTTCATGGCGCGATATGTCTACCATGCCTTGCCCGGAGTATTGCCGGAAAGAGTTCGCCATAGCCTTCCGCTCTTTCCTGGCGATCAGCCGTGAAATCATCGTGGCGCACTGGCTGCGGCGCACCTCCAGCCCTTTGCCCAGAAGATACGCTGTAGCTGCGTCCGCCGACCGTGTGAGGCATGCCACCTCGATCTGTAGGGGTGTGGCGCGGGTCATGCGGACTCTCCACGGGCGGCAACAATGCCCTTAAGGGCGGCGTCAAAAGTTTCAGCGTCCTGTCTACGTGCGGCAACTTCGATTGCTCGGCAAAGTTCGGCTATTTTTAGCCAGACATCTCGCTCCTTCGCCTCTTTATTAAGGGCCACAGCCTGCTCCTCAGAACAAACTCTGTTACGGTCATGAATGCCGCCGCCGACAATAGAGCCGTTTTTTGTAAATCGAATTTCTCGGTCTTCCCGCTTAGCTGTAATCTGTCCTGTTGGAGTTTTGCGCGTTACAAGATAATAGTTCGCTTTGTAGTTAGACCACCCATAAGGCGAGCACACCCAAATCTTATCACCAATGTTGTAGTTGTCGGGATTGTATCTCCAGATATTCATGCGTTTTTCTCCCTCTCAATCTGATCCAACCGCCGCTCCAGCTTGCCGATTGTCGGCAGCGAGGGCGTGTACTTTTTCTGTATCCAGCGCGTGATGACCGTGCCCGAAACGCCGGCTTCCTTGCACAAGGCATAAAGCGACATACGGGCGGCGAAGGTGCGTTGCCGCACTTGCTCCATGAGCTGGTCCCTATCCATGCCGCCTTCGTAATCGTGCGTTGCCGTGCCGTCAAGTGCAAATTTGTGTTGACACCCCATCCACCCCCATGCCAAATAACCCCCAGACGCAGCGCCTCCGTTGGGGTTGCTAGGGAGAATGATGATGGCGACGGGATTTGGAGACGACGAGCACTACCAGCGCATGAGCAAGGCGATTGCAGGCCGGCCTGCGAAACCAGGCCTGGAAAGGAGCATGCTTGATGTGGGCGACGTGGTGACATTCAGCCGTAATAAGATCACAGGTGACCGCTCTTACACGAACAGCGTGTGGGAAGTGATCGCCGTCAACCCTGCGCAAGCAATGCTCAAGGTCGTTGGCGGTGAAAGTCGCACTTGGGCTGGTGACAAGCCCATTATGCTTATGCTGGATGAGTATGAGTTTTATGATGGCCGCCCCTTTCTGGGCATCGGCGAATGACCTGCCCCGACTGCCACAGCCGCCCGACCGGGCGCGGGTACTTCGGCAAGCCATACTGCGCCCACTGCGAACGCACCCTACGCCCTTTGCGTGATGGCGAGGCGGGGTTGTCCGGGGTGCAGCGGGATAGGGATGGGCGCTATGGAGGTTGACCGATGGATTAAATGGCGCGGTGGGGAATGCCCAATTGATCCAAAGCAAACCGTAGAAGTGAGGCTACGCGGCGGCGATACAGATACCCGACAAGCCGGTGATTTGTATTGGGACTATTCGATACCTGCTTGTGACCAGATCACAGCTTACAAGTTTGTCTCATGACCGACGACTTCACCCAAATCACCCGCTACTGGCAAAACCCCATTCCTTACGATGCCATACGCGACATGAACCGGGCACAATGCCACGCCGCGATTGACGCGGGCATGTCAGCCCTAAACCGCAAACAGGCCCTTCGGTGGGCAGAAGAAGGAGATACGCAATGCTGATCGGACCTGACAACTTCACCCGCCCGCCTGCATCGCAACGGTCCATGCTTTCCGAACGAATGCCGCTAGTGCCTGAAGAAGCGCCAATGCGACCGGGCGTTAAGCTGGCATGGTGGGCGCTGTTCCTGGTGTTGTGCGTGGCTATTTGGGCCATGTTCTTTGCGGCGGTGCTATCATGACGCCCCCTCCCGCCCACGACGCGGCTGCTATCGCGGAGATCGCGAAGAGGCTGACGCATTCGCATTTCAGCATCCTTGATCGTATCGCCAATGGTCAGCGACTGCTTCACGCCACGCGCGCAGAGGACAGTTTCCGGCAGTCAATGCGCCGCAAGGGATTGATCCAGGTCGAAATGAACCCGCGCCGTTGGGTTCTCACCCCTCTCGGCCTCGCCGTCCGCGCCTCGTTGGCACAATCCAAAGGGGAGGAGTGATGGGGGAGCCGTATAGCACGATGATCTGGGTCAACCGGATTGAGGGCCTGAAAAGCCAACTGCGCATCATCGCTACCGATTGTGCCGGCAGCGATCACGGCCCTTCGCGCCCTCGCCGCCTCCACCAAGGACATGAACCATGAAGGATGAAGCGCACACGACGTGGACCGTCAGCACGACGGCTTACCTGCGTAACTTGGATCGGGACGACCTGCGCGGCGAATGCGTCGCGGTCCACTACCAATCACCGCCGAGGAAGACCGAACGCGGAACTTCCATCGGCCTCACGATGCCGGTGCTGATCGTCAGCCTTTACAGCGCGGAACCTCGCGCAGTGGCTGACCGGGTGGCGGCGATCCTCAACAAGCATTGGGATGATGACCATGACGCCTGAACCCGCACAGCCAGCCGAAACATGGCTGAACGACCCCGTATCACTGGAGAGCGGCGAACCCGCACAGCCAGCCGAAAGCCCGGAGGCGAGGGCGCTATGCCCGAAAGCTGTGGCGGCGGCTATTAAAGCCACTGAATACAAGTATTTCGGCGATTACGAAATGAGCGATGACCAGCGGGAAGCGGTTGACGTTCTTGTCGAAGTCGCACGTCGCCATTTCGCCGCCACTACCGCACGCCCGACCGAGCGCGGGGCGGTGGAGGCTCTGCAACTTGCGCGGCCAATCGTAGAAGCCGATCTGGAGGCGGCGAAGGAACAGGGCGACGCTGATTGGGAAGGCATGTCCTTCACGGCGCTTGAAGCGATCGATGACGCCCTCACCCCACCCGTAACGGTTGCCGCGACCGATCAGGCGGGGGAGGTGGAGCGGCGGGAAAGGCTGATCGAACAACTCGAAGCAGAGTTCGGGGATAGCTACGACTGCACCCGCGTATGGTCGGCATGGGGTGTCGGCACGATGGGCGAGGACGACTTCGTGCCGGTTTCGGATCGCGTGGGCGAGATTGCAGACGGTATCCTCGCCGCCCTCGACACCCAGCCCGCAACCGGGCGCACGATGGGTGAGAAAGAAAAGCTGCGGGCGGCGCTTCAGGAAATTGTTGATAACGACGATGAGCAAGCAACGCTGTCTGACCTGATGCAGCATGATCGCAATGCCGGCTATCTAACCGGCGTTCGAGACTGCGCCAATATTGCCCGCGCCGCCCTTCAGAACGGAGGCGAGTGATGAGCGAGTGGCTGATAGCAGGCATCGTGATCGCGATTGCCGCGCTGATGCTGTGGCCGGGTGCTGACTACCGTGAACCACCGACACGCAAGCACAGGGGGCTTGAGATGAAGGCGAGAAATGGACGCCTCGTCTACGTCCGCCAGACAGAGAGTGAGCGCGAGATATGACCCCGCCCATGAACCCGCACCATAAGCCGCAGGAGGACGTGGTGGTCACGCAGGGCACGTTCGCTTGCCCGATCTGTGGCGAAGAAAAGCCTCACCACCACACCGCGCCAGTAGCGAACGCCTATCACACGAAAGGATCGCGCAAGTGAGCAACGCGGACCTCATCAGCGAAATCGCCCAGATACTAGAGCCGTGGGCGTGGGAAACTAAAAGCTGGAACGCGACGTGCGCTCGCGACGATGCAATCGCGAAGGCCGAGCAGATCGCTGAGATTGTCGCCCGTCACCGCCTCTTGGGTCACGAAGCCGGGCGGCGCGATATGCGTGAGGGATGGGTGCTGGTGCCGCGCGAGCCGACAAGCGACATGCTCAATCAGGCCAATGGTGTGTCGGTTGCGGTATACGCATCAGACGAACCGAGCGATTGGACTGCGGTTAATGCTGGCGAGGCGCGAGCAATATGGGAAGCCATGCTTTCCGCCCTCCCTACTGAACCTCTTGGCGGGGAGGGGTGAACCTATTTCTGTAAGCGCCGCGTTACCTCATCCTGTACCGCGTCTTCCAAAGCCCGCTTGGCCGCTTCCTTGGTCAGCGGGTTTTGGTTGTTCGCGACAGCCTTGCCGATGGCCGGCAGAACGATACGCTTCAGGGCGAAGCGGGCGATTAGGCCGATGGGGAGTTTGAGACTCATGGCTTTACTTCCTCTACTGACACCGGATCAGCGTGCGTACCGATTGGCGCGTCTGCTGGCTTGCGATTGTCGTTACCTCTGGACGGTACCAATCCCGGAGCAAGCATACCCAGCACGCCGATAAGGCCCGTCATAATCGCCAGATCAGCGCCAGAGCCACCAATCTTCGACAGCAGCACGACAGCTACCAGCGTGGACACGAAAGCCGCCAAGCCAGTGGTAGATTGCTTCATGACGAATACACCTCCGACTCAGCCGCCCGCCGCCGCGTCAGCCCAGCCATAACCTTGCCCGCAGCCTTGTTCCATCGGCTGAACTGCCCCGCAGCCCCCGCATAGTCGCCGGCCTTATGCAGCTTCAGCAGCGTACTATCCGCCAGTGCCTTGGTGCCGACGTTGTACGCGAACGATACCAGCGCGCCCTTCTGCTTGGCCGTGACGGGTGCGCCACCTAGCGCGGCATCGACACCAGCGGCAAACTTCATCACGTCCTGCGCCAACCGCAAATCAGCCTGCGCCTGCGTCCACGTCACTCCCTTGGCAATACCTGCGCCCGTAGAACCCCAGCCAATCGTCCAGGGATCGCCGCCAGAGCCGGGATCGGGGTAAGCGGTAAGGCGGCACCCCTCGAACTGCTTGATGAGGCTAAGAGCGTGCGGGAGCCAGTCATCGGACCCGACACGCGGCAACCCAAAGCGATCTGCCAGCGCATCGACCATCGACACCATCGCTGGCGTGAAAGCCTGATTAGGCGCGAATGGCCTGATCGCGTCGAATAGTCCGGTGCGGCCTTTCATGTTGTTATCTTCCATGCTAAAAGATGCCCATGAAAAAGATTGATCTCATCGGCCATAAATATGGCAGGCTGACCGTCACAAGCCAAGCCGCCAACACCGGCAAGAAAGTTTGTTGGAATTGTAGCTGCGATTGCGGTGGCAGCGCCATCGTTAGCAGCAGCAATCTTAGAAAGGGTCACACAGAAGGCTGTGGATGCGTTAGAAGTGAACGACTCGCCGCAGCGAAACGGGATCACGGCTACTCCAGCGATGGGGGCAGTCCTGAATATAGGTCTTGGACTTCGATGAAGGCTAGGTGCCTCAATCCCAATAAACCCAATTACGCTCTTTGGGGAGGCAAGGGTGTCACAATATGCCCGCAGTGGCTTAATAGCTTTGAATGTTTTTTGCGGGATATGGGGCCTAGGCCAGAAGGAACCTCTATAGACCGCATTGATAGCACGGGTAATTACGAGCCTGAGAATTGCAGATGGGCTACTGCGCAACAGCAAGCTGAAAACACTTCTAGGGTTGTAAAAGTTTTTTATGAAGGACGCACTTTTACCCTCGCGACTTTTGCGGATCACGTTGGTGTAAAACGAGGGACCATAAGCACTAGGCGCTTCCGCCGTGGCGTTAAAGGAAATCCCATACTGGGGGATGACCTTTTGTAGGGTCATTCCCCGGGTCCCTTAATCTTATCCAGCTTCTCGCGCGCCCGCTCAGCACCAACCATAGGTGCGAGTATTGTAGCGGTAGATTGCTGGTTCTGGAATATCGTCCGCTGCAATTGGTCGATGCGTTCGTTAAACGCCTTGATCTGCCGCTCATGCTCCAGACGAACAGTCGTCATCTCTTCGACGTGCTGCTTGCGGATCAGCGCGACCTCTTCATCACTGCGGCGGCGTTCGTCGCGGACATCATCTTCCAGCTTGGCGATGCGGACCTGAAGTTTGTCATTCAACTCCATCAATTCGCGCCAGCGCCCCGAATCGCGGTCCGTGTCCTGCTTGGCGCGTTCATTGCCTAGACGCTTCAACGCCACGATGATGCGCAGCCCAAGAGCGCCCAGACCAGCGCCGCCCCCCGCCAAGAGAATGTTCTGAACAGCGCCCATCGTAGTCGTCCACGTCCATCCCGTCGCTACCGGGATCGGAACTTGCCCTGCGGTTGAAGCGGCCATCCAGACGCCTGCTAGTGCGATTACGCTTTCCAAGGCGCAGCTACACGAAGGAGGTTGTCCAAGAAGCTGTTATCACGCAAAGCCGCCACTCCTTCCTTCACAAGCGCCCAATTCACCGTGAAGGGAATAACGGCCACCTGTGCCATCGCGGCATAGTAATTATACCACCACGCATAATATGGATGTAACGCATCACTGGCATCTAAGCCATTGATATAAATCATGTATGCGAACGTCAGCGCGAGCACGAAATTGCTCCAGCGCCAACGCAGAAACAGCATAGCCAGCAACAGCGATAGCGCCATGCCATTAGTCGTCATGTCTAGCAGCGGGTCATTCAACCCGCCGAGATACAGGAGGGCTTGCCCGAACACCCATACTGCGCCGACAAGCATCGCCCCTATGCTGAACGGCATAGCCGGCAGAATCACGAAGGCCAATGCGGCAAAATACAGGTGTTCGGGACTCATGTTAGCCTTCGGGCGGAGGCGGGGGCGGAGGCCCCTTAGGCCCGCTCGACGGCGCAGCGTTCGGCTTCGGCTGCTCGACCGGAGTCAGGCCCTCGCATTCCTCCGGCTTCGGCTTCTTGTCATCCTTCGGCATCACACACTCCCATACGATTGGTGGTGGCAGTTGCTGTATCACGTTTGTCGCCAGATTTCACGCGCGGTATGCGCCGGCTAACGTCATCTCTGGCACGGCGCTATCCATCGGCAGCATGGTCTGGTCGCCCGCTGTCGGCTGGTGCGTATAGAAGTCGATATACGACTGACCTTCGATGATGACCGTATGCAGCGTGGAATTCGCCGGCAGTGCCAGCCCGTTAGGCGCGAGTTCCAGCGTGGACTTGACCGCAGCGTTATTGACGTAAGGCAACCCGGTCAGGCGCATATTGCCTGTGCCGGTGTGGGCGCTCCACCCTATCGTAATCCAGAGGTTCACCACGTTACCAATGCGGGTAAAGCGCCCCGCCTGTGCCGTGTACGTGCCCGACCCTGCGCTAGTCGTCCCGACAATTACTGGCGTGAAAATGCCTTCTTCATACCAATCCAGCGTCAGGGGATCGACGTTCGGTGTGTTGGTGAACTGGATCGAAGGCGTCAGATTGCGCACGGACACGTTGCCGCTTTGCACGACCGGACCTTCGCCAAAAGCATTGAACCCGATTGCCACATTGTTGGACGCAGCTACACCGCCGCCGTCTGTCAGCAGACATGATCCGCCGGTGTTATTGGCTGTCGTGTTGCCGTTGATCGACACGTTGCCGCAATTGGGACCAATCAGGATACCCCTGCCCACATTGTCCGTCGATACGTTGCCGTTGACGGTGGAATTTGGCGAGCCAAACAGAAAAATGCCGTGGATCAGGTCTGACTCAACTCCCGGGCCAGCCTTGCGAACACGGTTGCCGGCGATCACGATCCCTGGCGAATTTTCGCCATTGATGCAGTGCCCATAACTGTCGTCCACGGTGTTGTTAAGGAACTGCGTGCCCAACACGTCCTGCGTACCGCCCGCAGCGCGACCCTCCGAGTGGATGGCATTGAACGTGCCGTTGCGGGTGACAGTGCTGTTGATGACCTTATTGCCGTAGCCGCCGCGCGTCGTGCCATAGATAGCCAGCGACTGCCCACACTGGTCTGCCGTCACGCCGTCGATGACGTTCAGGTCGCCATTGGCAAAAGCAACAGCGTTATCGGCAAAGCCAATGATGTTGCAATCACGAACGCTGCTGTTGCTGACGAACTGGAAGTTGAAAGCGCTACCGTTCAGGACAGTGGGAACGCCGCCGCCGAAGCTGGTATCGCCGTAGACAGCCAGCCCCTCAACGTGGATGTCTTTGATGATTGAACTGCCAGTACCGATAGCTTGGAAAGCGTTGCCCGTCGTGGTGTTAATCCAATGAATAGACGCGCCCCGGTCGCCCCTGATCTTCACATTTGATTTAAGATTTACACTGGTAGTGGTGCGGTAGACCCCCGATGGGAAAACAATAGTACCGCCGCCCAAACTAGATACGGCGTCGATAGCAACCTGAATGATAGTGGATTGATTCCCGGTGTTGTTGCCCAACGCGCCGAAATCCAAAATTGAAAATACATCATGCTCCTTGGCAAGGATGGTTCGCAAAACCGCGCCAGAACCTTTTTGAAGAAAGCCGATTTTGGCCGACCCATCTCCTGCCGCAAGTGTCGCGCCATATGCTGCGATCTGGGCGGACAGCGCAGACAAGCCGGATAGCAGCCAACGCCCTGCTTGCAGAATCGTAAGGCCGGATGGCTTTAATACAGTTGTGCCGTCATCCACCGCCACCGAATTAGCATCGTACTGGAACAGGCCTAAGTCCGATACGACCCAAAGTTCGCCGTCACTGACCGTAGCGTAGGGCACCGCGCGCAAATCGACAGCAGTTCGCACCTGCGCCAGATTGCCGGGAAACGTGATGTCGAGTGCTGCGCTTGCCATTTTACCGCCCTAATGAATGTGGTATCAGGATACCATGTCTTTGCTATCTTGGCTCTGGAGAAAGCGAGTTGAGCGCCGCAACACCACTGTTAACGGTTGGCGCGCCAACAGCAGCAGCTCTCCCGTTGGCAGTGCGCCCAGCGATGCGCTGCCTGTAGTTAGCCCGCCGAATGGCGCGAGAGAGTTCATCCAAGACCGTGGGGTCCGTCTCCGTAAGCAGCGCTGCGACGCTCTCGCGCGTTGCGTTCCCGGCTTGTCCAGGGCCGAAGCGATTCACGTCTCCGAGCGCCTGCAACGCATCTCCGAGGAGGGCGAGCGGGTGCGAGGCTCCCTTTATGGCGACATTGGCAGCAGTTTCGGCAATGCCGGTATCGTTGGTGGTATTGTCAAACGCGTTCCGTAGCGCCGTCTGCGACCCACGCGCCACAGAATTGAACGTCTCGCTAGTCGCGCGTTCGTCACCAAGAGTTTCAACAAATCTTTGTAAAGATGCGTCACCCGACGAAACCTGACTCCAGTTTTGAGAGCCGCCCCAAATTTCTGCGTCAGCAACGTGAACAGGCCGACCTGCATTAATTTTATTATTTGGGACTCTTACAACGACCTGCCCCTCGCGAAAGAACTGACCGGACTGTTGCCCGCCTTTCACCCAATGCTTGACGTTTTTGCGACCACCGGATGATTTTCCGCTGGGGTTTGGCAAAAACCCGCCAGTATTTTTAGCGTCGGCAATCTCTTCTGGGGAAAGCGATCTATAAGTGAAGCCATCTTCTGTGACTAAATCGTTATTATTAGGACGGCCAACTTGCAGAGCGGGCCGATCATGAATTACGTTTTTGAAACCTTCCGGGGCTGTCGGAAGTGGCTCTCTAAACACAGACGCTAACGCCGCTCGCTTACGAGGAGTGCCCAGCATGCGTTGAGCAAGGTTGGTCCCATCCGTGGCGCGACCGACGTTGTCTGCCATAGCCGCACGAAACCCTAGCGCGTACTGCTCGCGTTCCGCGTCGCCCATCCTGCTAAGAGCCGCCTCAATGTCCTCTGCCGAGGAATTAAGGGAATTACGACCAAGCTGGAGCGCCTCTTCGGCAGAAGCAGGGCCAGCAAAAGCCGCGCGAGCCTGAGCGTATGCGGGGTGCAAATTGTCAGCCTCGCGAATAAGCGATTTCCGCACATCTTCAACGGCGCGCAGTGAAGGGGTATAAGCAATTTGCCGTGTTACTGGATCGCGTGCCTCTTCGATGATATCATCAAGGCCACGCTTGATAAGATCAAGAGTCTCAGGCGAAGGAACTTGGGTTAAGATCGTTTCGCCTTGGTCGTCTAGATCGAAACCCATTTTATTAGGGTCGCGACGCTCATTGCTGGCGATAGTTCTGGCTTTCCCGAGGGCGGCTTTACCTGCCGGGGTTTGAAGGATGGCCTCTAGTTCATCGCTAGTGCGGCCAGCACCTGCCCTGAATTCCTCGTAAAGAGGATCAGCCGCCGTCCGCGCCTGCTGCATCAGCGCGTCGGACTCCTCGCGCACGTTGCCGATACGGCCAAGGTTGCGTCCGATGGAGCCGACAACACGGTCGCTCTGCGCAGTCTGGCGTTCGCCCGCGAACTCCGTGGCGATGGTTCGCGCTGGTCCCGGCTGGCGGGAAACAGACGCAAGGGTTTCGCGCGCATTCTCTCCGGTGTCGGCAATGGCGAGCGGTGAGCCACGTTCGCGAGCCTGTGCCAGTTGCCGCCCGACACCCGTGGCCGTGTTAGCGTCCGCCTCAATAGCCTGCCCGACGATCTGCCGCGCAATCGGCGCGCGATCCGTTGCGAACATACGCTGCAATCCGCCGATGCGGTTTCCGATGACACTTCCGACTACTGGCAGCGCGGCACCCAAGAATCCCCCGACAGCAGTACCCACGCCGGCTTGAGCAACGCTGTTACCTGTCCCTTCGCCTGTGCCAAAGCCGCCTACAGCGCCCGCAGCAGCGCCGCCGATGGCACCAGCACGAGAAGCTTGTCCAAGCCCCATCAATGTGCGGAGTGCGGCAGTAGGGGCCGCCCCAACAAGGCCCCCACCAAGTTCAGCCAAAAAGCCCGTGCCACCGGTCGATTGGCGCGCGTCTTCAATCCGCGAGCGTTCTGCATCCCTACCAGCGGCGTAGTTGCCCGAAAAATCAGTATCACCTTGTAGCAGCGACGTGAAAGCGTTGCCGACGCCAGCAGCTTCGTCAGACAGCCCGAAAGAAGCGCCTTGCGTCAACAACGTCTGATAGCCAGCCTTACCGCCTAGCTTATCCTGCGCCTGCTTGAGGCGCTGCGCCTTGCTAGGCTTACGTACTACCGCGTTGTCCGGGTTCCAGTTGTTCGGGTCCGTGTCGCCAGCCGCCAAACGTTCATTGATGAACGCTTCCATGCGGACAGCTTCGGACGGGTCGTCGGCAAGAATCTTGTACTCTTTGCCGTCAGACGCGGTGATAGCGTATCGCTGGGCTGGCATCACTGATCCAACAGAATAATGGTTTTACTGATACGCTTGCTGGCACCCGGACCCTTGGCGCGGTCGGGCGTGTAAGTGCGTGCCACGCGGTCAGCGTTTACGCCGCTATCCTTAGCGTATCCGCGATATTCTTCAGCTGTGGTGTTGTACTGGTCGCGGCGGGCTTTGTAGCTTTGGTAAGCAGAACGCACCATTGCCTTGCGCTGAGAGGCGTTAAGGCGTTCTCCGTTAACCGCCCTAGTGTAAGCATTACGAACGTTTTCAGGAACGCCGCCAGCATTTTGCGCTGTGGCGAACTCACCCTCCCGCACGGTTGAGTTCGGGTCGAGTGCCTTCATAAAGCTGAAAATGACCGCAATGTCGTCCTGCGCCGTAGCGTTGGGGTTCAGCGCCAGCGAACGCAAAGCCTGAAATTCGGTGCGGGTTTTTTTGAAATCCTTCACCTCCTGAAGGCCGTTAAATTCTTTTCGGAATTGCGCTTCCGTTTTGGTATCGCCGCTTGCGCTGCTACCGCGCGGCTTATCGGCAGGGCCACCAGGAATAGCTTCCAAGCGGTCGCCATTGAACCGATAGCCGGACGGCGCATTTTCCGACCGCGCCTTAGGCGCACGAACGTTGATAACCCCCGGCTGCCCGCCGCTACCAGAGCCGCCGCCTAGCTGACGCACGTTCTTGGCGACATACGCCCGCGTCTCAGCCGGCATCTCGGCAAGCCAATTCTCGCCGCCGGACCGGATAGCCGCGTCCAGCCGCCCCGGCCCCGCGTTGTATGCGGCCCATGCCTTGGCTGGGTCGTTGTACCGCGACATCATGGCGTTCAGATAATCGCGGCCCACACGGTTCTTTTCGGCAACGCTGCCGTCACGAACCGGCGCAATGCCGAAGCCTGGATTGCCCTGCGTGGTGGGCATTGTCTGCATAGCGCCCTGCGCGCCGGCTGGCGACGTGACGAGATTGCCGTTTGGCGTGAAATCGCGATTACCGCTTTCCGACATAGCCGTAATAGCCGCCATGCCGCTCAACGAACCACCGCCACCCATGGCGGGCATGGCTGGAGTACCCCCGTTGGGACTGCCGCCCGTACCGGGTTTCTGAAGCCACGACCCGCTTTCGCTGTCAAATATCCAATCCGCTTTCGGTGCGTCTTTTTCGTTCTGCGCGATCATCTGACCGCCGACGAACCGCTGATCGCCGTCGTTCAGCGTGTAGGCTTCCTGCGACTTGGCATAAGCCTTGATCGCGTCGTCTGCGCTTGTGGCGAACGATATGTAACCGTCTAGGCCGTTGTCGCTGAGATCGACTTGCGCCAATTCCTGCGGATGAAATCCCAACTGCCGAAGCTGCGGCGCAAGCGCCTGTAGACGCGCCGCCCGCTGTTCCTGCGGGATGCCCTTCATGCCCACAGCCAACGCGCCCACCGTCTGCGCCCGCTTGGCGATCTGCGCGCGGTGGCCGTCCTCCAGCCCGTCAATATGCTTGGCGATGTCGAACGCGCCTGCGCTCAAAGCGGAATTACGCGCACCGCCGAAATCACCTGTCGCAGCGAGTCCGCCAGCCTGTTGCGCGACTTGCTGTTCGCGCTGCTGCTGCATTACCCGCTGCTGGAGCGCCTGCCGCTGTAGGTTCTGTTGCTGAGCCTGACCAAAAGACGCCAACACGTCACCGGCATCAAAGCCTTGGCCCTGCAAACCCCAATTGACGGCCATTAGTAGCGGCCCCCGTAGCCCAGACGGTCGCCAAACGGATCAGCAATCCCCGCCCGCGCCAACGGTTGATAAGGCTGGTAACTCGATGCCAAACCGCCACCCCCGCCGCCGCCAGCGAAAGACCCGCCAATGTTGGCGAGGTTCTGGATCGCCTTGCCCCACGCCGCGCCGCTCGCAAGAGAGGCGTTGGACGAAGCATCAGCCGCACCTGTCTGAAGATTCGTGATGTTGTTGGTTGTGCTAGTCGCTGCGCCGGCCACTTGACCGATTGCTGACTGGCCCATGCTGGCGAGGTTGCCCAAGCCGTTCAGCCAGTTGCCCGACGACTGATCCGCCAGCGACTGGCCCTTAGCCTGTAGCGCCTTCAGCGTAGCGCCAGACGCTCCCAGCCCTCGCGCGTAGGCGTTACTATTGACACCCCCCAAGCCGGTGTTGAGCAAGTCCTGATACCCGGTGCTGTTGCGGTATGTCGCCAGCGCCGAAGCCGCTTGATCACCTCCCCCCGTCCCGAGAAAACCGCCGATCAGCGAGCCGGCAGCGTTGCCCCGGTCGATGGTAGGCTGGTTAAGGCTTGTAACGTACTGCTGATTGGCTTGCAGCCGCGCCATTTCCTGATTGGCGGTGGTCTGCTGGGTCTTCGCGGCCTTCTTCGCGGCGCTGGATTGAATAGCGCCACCGATGATAGAACCGCCCGCTGCGACACCGGCTGCAATGGCTACAGGAGGCATTTACAACTCCGTCTCAAAATACAGCACGTCGCCAGCAATGGGATGGAAACCGGTATCCAGATACCTTAGTCCCATTCGCCGCACAAAGCAAACCGCCGCTTTATTGTACGCGCTCGGCTGGCCCCAAATCCTTTTTGCGCCTTTCGCCTTCATAATCTGAAGCATGGCACGGGCTGATTGCATCATCTTCGCGCCCCTTGCCGACTTCCTTGCCATGACGTGGCACTCGTAAGTGGCGGGAGAAGTCCACACGAACAGCGCGCAAAAACCGTCCTCCATCAGCGTGATCGTGTTGGGATGCTCCACGGCATCCGTGAAATCCATATCAGCCTGCGGGTGCAACATCCCTAGCATCATCGGCGCGTACACGTCGGGATCGTTGGCGATGGCGTTCACCTCGTCAACGCTGGGATTCTCAATCATCGGGGTTCACGTAGCCGGGTTTACGAGGACCACTGCCGCCATTTGCGCTGCCGACAGCCGGGATAGTAACAGCCCCGACCACATGCGTAACGCCGGTTTGCGCTGGTTGGGTTGTGCTGACCATGTAGGATACGGTCCCACCGTCCCTTTCTGGGTCCAGATAGGAGACGTAATCTGTATCTAACGGCGCTGTGGCTGCCGCCGCGCCGCCGTTTACCGTGGCACTTGTCCCGTCTGCGTAACGGCGGATATGGGCCGCAATCGTAATCGTGGTGGTAGTCGCCGTAATCACGCTATCTGGTTCGATGTAGCTGTTGACCAGAGCCTGCTCGCGAGCGTTGGAAGCCGCCACTCCCGAAGCGCCGTCCGCTGCGGCTTGTGCGGCATCCGCTGCGTCTTGGGCGTCTTGGATAACGGCCGGCAATGCGTCCAAGGCATCCTGAATGATCGGCAGGGCCTGAAGGCTGCCAATAGCGGCGGCAAGCTGCTGGAATATGTCCTGCAACCGCCGCGCGAACTCAGGCACCATCCGCCCTTGTTCATCCACAATAGGGTTGCGCTGCTGAAGCGTCGGAATGCGGATAGGGGTGGGCGGGGTTGCCACTATTTCCACGCCTCATTAATCATAGCACCCGCAATCCGTAGCCGCACAGGATCAACGCACGACACCTCCACGGTTCGATACGGTTGTTCAGGGCGTCCCATGCGGTAAATGTTGGCAACGTCCATAGGGGCACGAACAGGCAGTTCGTCATAATAGGCCGGGAAATCATCCTGCCCGTCCTTCCAGCGAACGCGGACCACGGCGTCGTTGGATACGCCGACACCTATGCCCAAACTGTTATTGCGTCCGGTCCTGCCAAGGAACCCCACAGTGCCGGTTACAACGCGTTCTATCGGGGTTCCTGCATCCGTCATCGTCCCGCTGTCCAGTAGCCATACAGCGCCGCTATCGCTGTCGCCTACTCGCACAACGCCGCCGTGATCCTCGCCCACGACAGGACGCCAGACGCCCGCACCTAGCGTGGAAAACTCGCACCAGTTCTGCGTAGCGGCATCGTAAGCGAACGTGCCCTGACCAGGGATGCGGAGAACGTAGAAGTCGTGCCCATCCCACGGAAACGTGAACGCGCTAGGTTCGCCGGTTCGCTTCCTCAGGCGCTCGCTGAGTCCGTTGTCAGATACAACCGATGGGACAGTGCCACCGCGCGCAACCTGAAGGGCGTCTGTTACCCACATCACCGAGTTATCGAAACGCCGCACGCTATCCCGAGACAGGCAGCCGCTTTCGTAAACCCTGCCGGTTACAGGCTGGAACGGCGCGTCGAAATTTCCGGTAGCCTGCCACGGCTCAACGCTGCTTTCGCCGAAAATCCAGAACTCATCGCCAACGCGGCGTATCGCGACGCCAATATCGGGCGAACTTTCGGCGGTAGCAAAGTTAAGCGGGTCAACCGTCGTTTCCCCCGGTTCAATCCAGTAGAACCGTCCTGAGCGCGTCAAAATTAGGATGTAGCCGTTAAGCTGGTCAATATCGACAATTTCGCCAGCGTCATTGGGCATAGCCACAACAATCAGGGCAGTGTTGTAAATATAAAGGCTCTGGCCGCCCAAAACTGCAAAGGAGAAGGGCGTATCCACCGTTGGCGCTATGCCTGTGCCGGCTATACCGCCCTTGTCCGTTCCTTCGATATGCAAGCGGTCGGAAACCGTAACCTCTTCACCGGTCGCCGGCCGATACGCCAATGCGCGGATGTTCGCGGTGCGACTTTCGACTTGCGTTAATCCCGGCCGCTGCACCCGCATCAGTCCATCCGGCGATACGCCGCTCTCGTCCTTCTCCAGCCACATATTCACAAGACGCGTCTCTGGCACCATTGCATCCGTGCGGCGGTAGGCTTTTACGCCAAGGGGGACAGCCGGCATTTACGAACTCCAGCCCGACGGGGTGTCTATAAAGCTACCTGTATCAGCAAGACGGTTATTCTTCCACAGCGCTGTCCCACCGGGCACGGCGTATGGATACAGCGGTTTCGGCGTGCCGTAACGAAGCCAATTATCCAAAATGCGAACGTTGCTGACAGGGCCTGCACCAACCTTCGCGCCGATAGCGATAGGCACATCCTCGCGTGATGCATTCCGCAGCATGACGTTGCCTTGTATCAGCACGTTGTCCAGCTTGGCGTCGGACTTTTCCGTTACCAGCCTGATGATGGAAGCAGTGTCCTTGTATCCAGAATCAAGCAAATTGTCCTTAAAAACAAGGTTTGCATAGCCATTACTGGCGGTCAGAAGCTGGATTGGTTCGGCATGCAAAATAGGGTTTGTGCTGTTCCAGCCGTCATAAACCCACGACCGTTGAATAGCGGTGTTGGACGAAACGCTAATATGATCCGCGCCAGCCCCGTGGATTTTGCTATCGCTTATGTCCATGCCGCCCTGTGCCGAGCGGCTGACTATCATAGTGGATTCAAATGGCGACTTCATGCCGTCCAGATCGGACCATTTGGCAGTAAAAAAAGCCGAACCTCGTCGGTCCACAACAAAAGCATTGGCCCGCGCGACTATGGTGTCAATTAGCGTCGTCTGACCCTGAGTCAGATAAAAGGAATAACCAGTCAAGTCCCAGCCATCGAACAACACCGCCGTATTGTCTGTCGTGATAGTGCCGGGGTTAAGGTAGCGGGCACCTGCCGGCAGTTCGGTATTGAGCGGCGTTTTGGTCGGGGTGTAGCGTGGCCCCTTAGCGCCGAAATCCGTGCCGATCAGGTTTCTTGCGAGTTGCAAGGTTACGTCAATCGGTTCTGTCGGGGGCAACAGAACGCCTTTTTCCAGCAGGTCCAGCCTAGCGCCGAACCCGCTGAAGATAGGGGAAATAATCAGGCTTGGCTCAAAGGCCACTCGCCTAACCTCAGTACGCCGGAGGCGCAGTGGAAGCCGTCAGCGCACCCGTCTGGGTGCCAGCCGATGCGCTGCCCTGGTTGTTCCAGGCAGCACCCAAACCGTCGAAATAGTAGGCTGGGCGAGTGCCGGTTGGCAGCGCGCCCTGATTCCCCATATCGACCGGCATGCTGTTGTTGACAAACTTGCGCCGATTGGCCGTGACCGACATATCAAGCGTCTCCGCGACGTTGATGTAAAGGTGCCCCAGATCGCCAACCCAAGGGTTGGTCGCGGCGGTAGTGGCACCGACGCCAACATGCGTAAGATTCAGCCCCGCCATATCAACAGACGCATACGTCAGCGACCCGACCAAGACGTCGTTGACGTATACGTTCAGCGCCGTGGCGGTCCACGCCACAAGGATATGATACCACTGGTTCGGCACAAACGCTGTCGTGCCTGCACCGGCATAGACATTGATCGAATCGGTAGCGGTGTCGTTCTTCAACTGGAAGTTCATGCGACCCGATGCCGCAGCATTCATCGTCAGCACCGTGTTGGAGCCAGCGCGGAAGCCGAAAATGGCGGCACCGACCGGCGTATTCCACGTCGTCTGGTTGTTGCGGAACCAGCACGACATGATGCCATTAGACGTAGCAGTAGCGGCAGCCGGCGATGTCAGGTTGGCAGCGGTGAAGTAATCGCCGCCGTCGAAAAACACGCCGCGCGGCGTGAAGCTGGCAGTAGGCACAGGAATGGACAGATCGACCTGCGCCGGCTGCACTGCGATCCCCTCGAAAGGATACAGCGCAGACGCGTCGAACATGCTGGGGATATGCTCGATCAGGAACCACGGGTATAGGTTCAGATCGCGCGGCTGAACCAACATGGCCGTGCCCTGACCTCGCAGGTAGGACAAACTATCACCGAACGCGAAAGGCGTGGACGGCGTGATGCGGACCTTGCCGCGCCGCGCCACTCCCGTTCCGGTGCCGCTGTCAATAATCGCCACCGTGCCGCGATGCGACGCCGGGTACGAAGTCTGATCGGTGCGGAATACCGGCCGGCGTTCGCCACCGGAACGGGTAATCTCGACGCCCGTAACCGCCTGCTGATGAGGCGAGGTGCCGCCATAGGTAGTGCCCCGCTGGCTTGCCAACGTTTTCAGGGTGCCACCATTGGGCAGCGTTACAAGCAGATCGGCATAGCTACCGTCAGCGGCGCACTCAACGCTGGCAATGACAGGTTCGCCAATCGTCATGCCCGACGCCCGTAGCATGTTAATCGCGAGCGGCCATGCGTACAGAATCTGTCCGTCCTTATTGCCAACGTCAGGATGGATCGACGTAGACGCGCCGCCGAACTTCGCGATGTGCGCCGAGGGGCCAACCGTTAGACTTGTTGATGCGGCCAGCGTGTCACTCGGCAGGGCAATAACGGTAGCGCGTGCCGGCTCCGTCAGACGCGCATTGTTGCTGGAGAAGTTCTGCATCTCCACGCCGCCAGTGGATGAATCCGGCGCGTCCAGAAACGGCATCGGTGTGATGACATTCCACTTGGTATCCGAACGGGTGAACACGCCGCGCCCCTTGGCGTTGGCTGCTGCCTGACCATCATAGATACAGTGATCTATTTCACGGCCGGCGTTCGTGCCGCCAAGCGCGAAGTTTGCGCCGGCAGCAGTGGAGCCGAAATACAGCGGCCAGAATGCCGACTTGAACGTCGTGATGCTGCCGGCGTCGGCGTTATACCAGCACTCGATCAGGTTCTGCGTCGTCCCGAATTCACTCTCCAGCGCCGTGATGACGGACGTGAAGTCCGCCCACAGCCGGCCGTCGCTTCCGTTTGTGGTGTCATCGGCGAGGTCGAAGCGAGACGTGCCGGCGACCGATAGATCGCCAAGCGCAAACGTGTACCCAGGGCGGTTATATGCCAACATTGCGGACACGGCAGCCATCGCCGGATTGACCTGCCCCGCCGTCACGCTCGTAGAATTAACCACCGTGCGAACAGGAGCCGCGCCGGGTGCACCTTGGTAGAAAAGAATCAGGTTGCCGTTACCCGGAGTGGGCTGCGCAATGCTGCGGTAGAAAGGGGCGGGATTGAGGATATACTCATTTTCCGACTGCCCCATAAACATTGTGCGGACGACTGTGCCGCCAGCAGCGGCCACCGTGCCTAGTGGGTTCGTCTTAGGCGAGCCAACAGCCCCCGCCAGCGTTTCGGTGATGGCGATAGCGGTTCCGCCCGCAGCGGTGCCGTCAAAAGTGAAAGTGCGTGCTGCGCTGTTGATCGAAAGGCCTGTCGTGCTGGTGGCCAGCGTGCTTCCCGACGTTGCGCCCAAAATGTTGCCGCTAACCGCCGTGCCGCTGGTCAGTGCGGTGGACAGCGATAGTGTGCCAAGAGTGACAGGAACAGCGCCGGCCTCCGCAGCCGTCAGCCGAATATCGAACTGCGCCAGAATGCTCGCGACCGAAGCGTAAGGATCGTAAGCCATTCAGTACCCCAATGCTGTTAGGCGCGCGTCGATATCGTTCGCCGCGTCGATAAAACCGGTGATTTCACTGCCGGCAATGCTGGAAATTCCGGGGGTGTTGAAGATGTTAGCGCCGACGACACCGCCACCCCCGATATATCCGACATTATCCGTTGTCCCGTCTGTGTATGTCAGCACCAGAAAGCCGTCTACGATTTCAGTGTTGGCAATAGCACGCGGGTTGACGATAACTCGAACCGTTGCCCCGGTCTGGATGACCTGTACGGCCATCAGCTACTGCTCACATCGCTGCGCGCAATTGCAACAACAGAAACCGAAGCGCCGCCGGATGAACCGCCGAATACATTGAAGCCGGTTAGGGATGCTGCGATTGAGTTAACGCCCGCAACGACGGTCCCCAAAATCGCCAGGACACTCATCTGCTGCTGTGCGGGTAAAGCCTGACTCCGATAGCCCTTGACCACGCATCCTGTGTAAGGACCATTGGGAGTGTTGGGGATGAATGATTCAACCACACACACCAGCGGCTGCGTATTGGTGCCGTCGATTTCCGTAATCGAGAAACCCGGCTTGTTCAGAAAGGTTCGCGTGAATGTCACTGTCGCCTTGCCAGTGCCGTCCAACGTAGCATAGGTCGTACTGGTCAGACGTGGATGCTGGTGGTCCTCCAGCGCATAGCGCGTGGCTGATCCTACCGCACCACCCGTCATTTCAGACTTCGGTGAAGCCGTGGCGGGCTGCGGAATTTGTGCCTTGACTGCCTCGACCAGCGCCGAAGGATCAATTGTGGATGCCGTCTCAGGCATAATACGCCACGTTGGCGATTGCGCCGGTCGTGACCTGTATCAGCTTGATTGCCGACATATCGGAGCCATCGTAGCGCAGTTCGCCGCCAGCCGGGATCAACATTCCGACACTTGCAGTCGGGGCAGTGCCGTCGTCACGCCAGCGGATCGCCTGCGCTTCTGCCTGGATGATTGCGCGCCGCGTATTCGCGGGCGGCGTGGTCAGCCCCGTGGAAGCCGCAATGCCCGTCATCTGGCGATAGCCGCCGGCAGCGTAGGTTTGTGCGCCCGCCACGAGCGGCGCGGACTCTCCTGCGGTGGTGGTGTCGGGCTGAACCAGATAAACCGGAATAGCGTCGATTGATCTATTCGGCTTTGGCATCAGTAATACGCCCCTTCTACAGCTTCACGGGCCATCCCGAACCGTGACACCATCTGTTGCTGATAGCGAACAGCCTGACGCACTGTAGCATCCGGCACGCTTGCGTCAAATTGATCTGCGATTTCCAGCGCCAACATCGACGCTAAACCTTGCACGTCAGCACTGGAGCGTGGCGCTTCATCGTCCAGCACGATCATGTCTGGTGATTCCCACCGCTTATTCGTGCCGTCATAAATCCAAGTGCGAGTTTCGCCGCCGATACGGTCGCTAATCACTACCACCGAACCATCGCGGGGCGGGAGAGCGTAGCCGATAGGCTGCGAAGGCTTAACGTCGATGATCGTTTCATTGCCCACCGTCGATACCGTTACGGTCGTGCCGTAGTATCGCACCGGCTCATGGCCGTAATCTGCGTGGCGCGATTCTGCCACCAGTTCCGGCAGAACCACCGTCATGACATCCGCCGACTCGCGGAAGATGCGTTCATTGCCGGGGGTGACGTATTGCGTGCCAGTCGGCACAACATCTCGCAAACGACCAAACGCGCCCGATGCTATCCAGCTCCCATACATGGAACGGAGAGCGTCAAGCGCGTCTGTCTGGTCGGAAAGGCGCGGCTCGCGACCTGATGCCAGGACGCCCAATTTACGCAGGGCGGTGTTCACCACGAAGCGAGCCGTTGCCATTACTTGTACGCGTCCGCCAGCTTGGCGCGCAGGGTATCCTCCGAAGGATTACCCTGCACGTTGATGCCCAGCGACCGCAGTTCGGCCTTCAGAGCGGCCTTGGAAGTGCCCTCTTCAGCCCGTGCCGCCAGTTCGTCGTCCGAAGGCTCCTTGGCCTCAACGACTTCCGCCTTGCCCTCAGTGGAGAACGTCGGGTTGTCACGGATCATGTCGGCATATTCGTGCTTGGCTGGCACGTTGACTTTCTGGCCCTTGACGAACACCAGATCGCCCATGCGGACAAGCTGGGACTGAGGGTCTTCATCTCCGAGCCATACTGCGGAGAAACCTGCATTGGACATAATTGCTTTCCTTACGTCGGTGTTTATGATAACGCACAGCATATGAACAACGAAATCTGGAAGCCGATACCTGAGTGGCCCCGCTATATGGCAAGCAACTTAGGACGCATACGCGGCCCTCGCGGCATTGCTGAAGGGTCTATCACAAAATACGGCTACATGCGAACCCATGTTCGGAAAGGCGTAGTCGGAGCGCAACGGGATATAACCACTTCCGGCAAAGGCACCGAAATCTTCGTTCACAGGCTGGTCGCAAGCGCGTTTATCGAAAACTCCGAAGGCAAGCCTTACGTGAATCACAAAGACAGCAATCGCTCCAACAATAGAGCCGACAATCTCGAATGGGTCACAAGGTTGGAAAACCTTGAACATGGATGGCAAGCTGGTGTTGCAGATTGGGGAAGACCCAATAGCGACCCGGTTATGACGCCTTCCGATGTTCAACATATCAGAAAGTTGTCCACACAAGGGCATGACGCCAACTCCATTGCCTTGATGACTAAACGTAAATACCGGACGGTATTGGGCGTCATCAAAGGAAGGAGTTGGCGTCACCTACCTTGGCCTACTGGGGGTTCTCAATGACGCCGTTCAGTTCGGCGGTGATCGCTCCGGTTGCGTTGGTCGTCGCGCCACGGATCGTCATGAGGATGGTCGTGAAGCCGGCGTTGTTGAAGTCACGCCCCTTCAGGTCCAACGTTGCGATCTGCCCCGCCGTCGCCGCCGAAGTCGCCGGGAAATAGCGCGTCGAATCGACCGCATCGCCCAACTCCACCGTGACGCCAGCGCCAAGCGCGTCCCACTTCATGAAGCCGCCCTTCACCTTGAAGTTGCGGTGAACGCGGAACATGCGAACCACGTCGTTGGCCGCAAGCGCGCCCGCCGACTGAACGCCCAGCGTGATGGTGCCGCTTGACACCTGAATGCCCCGCCCATCACCGATCGGACCCGAAACCGGGTACGTCGGCATGGTCATCTGGAGCGAATTGAAAGTAGCCATTATCTATTGCTCCTTAAACGAGGGCGGGAACGGCGGTGTAGGACGACACCATGCCGTACTGAATGCCACCGAACGAGGTCTTTTTGACGCCGCGCAGTTCCTCGATAGCCATACCGGGGCGGAAGTCATAATCCTCCCGGAGGTCTTCGATGATGCGGGGTGCCATGCCGTAGGCGACCGCGATTGCCGACTGGCCGCACAAGAAACCCGGTGCGATGTCAGCACCACCAGAACCGGCTGCCGGCAGGATGTAGTTGTCGAGTTCCGGCACTTCGCGGATGATGACGCCGAGATACATCAGATCGCCGTCCTGGAACAGCGGGTTGCTGTCCACGCCGCCAGCCTCGCGCGGACGCGAAGAGGTGTTGATGTTGACGATGGTGGCATCCTGCGACAGTACCGAGAATTCGCGGCTGCCGACGAAGTACACGAACCACTCGCGACCTGCCGTCATATCCGACTTGAACGGGCGAACGTTGGTCGTGAACGCATTCGCGCTGATCTGCGTGTTGCCTGCTGTCTTGGCGATGGTCTTCAGCAGGCGAACGTGCGCCGCCGACGACTGACCCGTTGCGGTCGAAACCGTACCGAGCGCCGTTGCCCAGTTACCCGACGAGCCGTTTGCACGGGCATTGCCGAACACCACGCGGTCTGCATTGGCGACGAGGTACGCATTGCGCTGACCCGCCGTCGAGACGTTGTAATTGACCGTCTGGTCGGTCGTGGGGTTGCCGTCTGCGTCCAACACGCCGGGGACCACGATCTGGTTCATGGCGTCCAGCGCATCGTCGCGTAGACGTTCAGCAGACCACGTGCGAAGCTGCGGCTTGGACGCGCCCCACATATCGATGGCGGTGCGGAACGTGGTAGACTTGGGCAGCTTGACGCCCTGACGCAGCCAGTTAACCGAAATCGCCGTATTGGCAATCGAAAGGTCGGCTTCGTTGCCCTTCAGGATTTCCGAACCACGGACACCGCGACCCTTGATGCGGAGAACCAGAGGGAAGTTGATGGTGTCGCCGGCCTCATTCTTCAGTTCATTGCGAACCCGAATGATCGAGGTGTCGGACGTGCCCATGTAGGGGAGAATGGACGATTCGCGAACGTATTCGCGCATGAGGTCCGTGCTCCAGGACTGACGCTGGAGCGCGGTAGCGAGAACGACTTCTGCCATGTTGGCCTACCTTGTGAAGATAGCATCCATAGCAGCCATTGGGTTCGCGTTCGGCGGGGTAGCAGCGGGGCTTGCGTCTGCTGCAATCGACCTTGGCGGCATGGCTGGCTTAGGAGCCGGTTGCTGTGCAGCCACTACGGGAGCGGCCACGGGCGGGGCGCTGTTCGCTACATAACCACGCTTGGCAGCCTCACGGGTGAACCAGTCGTCCACGTTGTCGCCAACCTCAGTCAGAAGCGAATCGCGCTTGTGCTGCTGGACGACCCAATCAACCGGCAAAGACTCGGACTTGAACGCGCTTTCCACCTGTTGGGCAAACAAAGGCTCTTTCTGTGCCTTCTCAATCGCCCAGGCTCTTGCGGCCTCCACCTTGTCCTTGCCGTGGTCACGGACTGCAAGTTGGTAGCTCATATCCGCCCGTTGCGCCTGAACGCGGGCTTCAATGCGCTCCTCAACATGCCGTTCGAACCCGGCGGGGTCATCGAAGGCGTCTGGCGCGGCTGGCTGCTGTACCTGCTGGCGTCGAAGCTGTTCCAGTTCACGTTCAACCGCTTGGCGGCGTTCACGCTCTCTCAGCATCGCA